CTACCTCGAAGTTATCGCCTTCTTGCGAGACTTTGAAAACATTTCCGGGTTGACCTTTGGAGAAACTACGAAACAAATTACCCGAGTTAATCGCGAGCTTAGAACTTGTCGAAGGTGCTATTCTATCAGCCGCGCCTCTGAATTCCATATTAGCTCCGATATACGCCTGCATCACAAAAGGCATGCGCTCCAAGCTCTTCAGAATAACAGGCCGTAAAATGCCCTTTAAAGCCTCTGTACTTAGCATTATTACACCGTTGGTATAACGAACTGAGCAAAGTACTTATGCCATCCTATATCGGTTTTGAGTGATTGGCTGACTGTTTGACCCGCGCCGCCTGTAGCGACGGAGTTAAGACCGAACCAATTACCGCCTTGAGGGCTTTGCTTGTATGCAAGAGTGACCATTTCGGCTATTCCTTGCAAGATTGTATAAGGCATAGACGCATCACTGAAGCCCGTCGTTAGCGTCGCCTTGAATTGTCCATTTGTCTTATCACGAAAGACAATGTAATTAGCATACGGCTCGGCATTCCATGCATAGTTACCCGCGTCAAAGTTCGCATAAGTTGCAAACTCATTCTCGCGCCACTGCAAAGCCGTAAGAGCCGTGTTAGCATTGTAGGGGATATATTTCCATGAGTGATTAGCTTCAAGCCCGCGTTGAGCCTTTGAGGCGTAAAATTGGTAATATATCGTCCCACTACGAAGAGGCTGACCGCAATAGCCTTCAGCCTCATCATAGCAAGTTGTTATCAGGTCATCAAACCAAGTATACAGCGCCGTATCCTCGGAGGTCGGATCGCCATTAACTTCCAAATTAAGAAAGGTCATGAGAGCATTAAACGCCCTCGGATTTGCGCTTGTATATGGCATGGTTATTTACCTGTTTTCTTTGTTTCTACTTTCGGCGCGGGCTTTGCATCCTTCGCCTTGCCTTGTTTAATAAGAGCCTCGGCAATCTCGGCAGGGAGAGAAGTCTCATACCCTGCCGAAACACCTTTATACGGCTCGATTAGAATTACATCTACGAGCATAAATCACCTAATTAGGTTGTTGAAGTTTTGAGAACACCGATAGCACTTGGAGCAGGGAATGCGAAAGCAACGCGCTCAACAACTTCGATACCTTTTTGGTGAGTACCACCCAAACCAGTCGCACCGAAATACTCTTTGTATTCGTTAACAGTTACATCCTCGCGGATACCCATAACTGTAAACTGATTAAAGTCACAATAGAATGCAGATGCTGTATTCGCTGCACTCGTTGGGAAGAGTGCATCTGGTACGACATGCATCGGGCGGCCTGTTGGAGTGAAGTATGAATTACCTGCAAGAGCTGTTAAGCCGATGGATGTAATTTCGATAGGTCTTACTTGATCATAAACAGGGCGGGAGCCTGCTGTTTCTTTCATCAAGAAGCCGAATACTGATTGAGGCACTACGAATACACCATTAGCACCAACGCCAGAATTTACACCGAGGCGCAAGTTCCAAAGGTCAGTCCATGAGATATCGCTAAAAGCATCCTTAGTAGAGCTATTAGAGCCACCTTGGCGAACTGTTGTAGTTCCGGCGATACCTGTTAAACCTGTAAAGTTAGCACCTTCGCCATTGCCATTGAAAAACTGCTTGTCTTCTGTTTCAGCAAGAGCGCGACCCAATCCATTTACAACATAATCCAAGAATGCAGGGGTTGCATCTTGCAATTGCTCTTCAGAAACGATAGCACCTGCAACTACTTTGCGGGCTGTCATTGCAGTCGCTGTAAAGAAGTTTGCTGAGTCAGTCAAAGTCAAGCCAGAACCTTCGGCAACTACCGCGCCAGTGAACGCGCCGCTTGATACTAAGTTCTCTGTTTTACCGCGCATCGGATAGATTTTCGCGAGTGCTCTTGCATATCCGTACTGATCTGCAAAAGACATGATTTCCTCTACCCAAAACTGAGGAACCGCCGCGCCACCTTGAGATGCTGTACCTGTATTAAAGTCAGCTCTTGTGATGTACTTTTCATTTGCCTTGCGTGCGATTTCATCTGCAACGCCGTCGCGTCCTTTGTGAACTGCAAGAATATAATCAGCAACTACGCGAGCTTGATCGCGGCGTGCGTCATGATCTGCTTTGATTGTTACAAAGCCATTGTTATTAGTTGGCTTTTGTGTGCGAAGTTGATCAGCTACTTTGCGGTCAACAACTTCTTTCAGTTGGTCTTTTGTTACGATAATGTTTTCCATTATGCAATATCCTTAGATTAAATTGAGTAATTCGTCTGTGTTGAGTTTTTTAGGCATGTTCAAAGTAATTGAACGGCCTGCTTCGCCGGCTACTGCAGATTTGATAATCTTGTAACCGTTTTGAATCATATCCATACCTTCATTAATTTGCGCTTGTGTTGAAGCTGCAATTTTCTTACCTACTCGAGTTTCGGGAACCTCAAAACTAGCCTCGATGGACTCAGCTACCACTTCGACTGGGGGCTCGGCGGCGGCTGGTTCTTCGGCTACTTCAGGCTCTACTTCGCCTTGCAAAACTGCTAGCATAGGAGGAGCGCCTGCAGTAATAAAAGCGTTTACGGATGCTTCGGCTTCTTCAGGTGAAAAGCCGAGATTAATTACCTCATTAACAAACGCTTCCTTGATTGCAGGAAGAAGTTCGTCTTTGATCTTGGCTTCGATCTCTGGGGTTAACATTCTACTTTCCTTTTTGTATTTTTGAATTGAATCTTGGAGTAAAGTCTTGATTGATTTTTTAAGCAATGCTTGGCGATTTGCAGGAACTGAAACAACGCTAAATTCTACAAGCTCGGACTTTGTGTAAACAGTTACCTTTTGACCGTCGATTGTTTGCTCTTCGTATTCATTTGGTATGATACCAACCGATACGGCTTTTACAAAACCTGCATTGATTAGCTTGTTGAGTTTCTTACCTTCTTCAGTAATACACTCGATTTGAATTGTAGCTTCTAGGTTTTCGCCATTCATTGCAAAACCCAAACAACGGCCGATAGGCCACTTGTCCGAGTCATGCTGTGCTAAGACTATGGGATTATTTAGATATGCTTGATAGTCTATTCCGCTTGGAACTATGATAGTCCCATATCGGTCAACTTCAGGAGTCGATACTACGAAAGTATAGAGATCATTCTCTTTCTCTTCGTAGCCTTCCTCCATTTCGTAGCCGTCCCTAAGTTGTAGGTTCAGCTCGCGTGTTATTAAATTCATATTAAACCTTTATTTTTATTGCTTTTCAACTGGGAATAATTGGCATCTGCAGTTCACTGCATTTGAAGCGCTTAGACCTGACCCGAGCGGGCGCTGCGCTTTCTCGGTTTTGACTTCAATGATATTGCCTTCTTTATCGCGAACTTCAGTCACTACCGTAAAGTATCCATCCGCGCCTTGAGTCGAGCCTTCCATAGCAGCATGCGCTGGTCTTACGCGGCCGTCTCTTTGTGTTAGCCATACCATCTCAAAACCCTCGTCTTTATACACGGCGTATTGCATTCCGCTTGTAACATTTGCGCTGGTTGTATTCGCGATTGCACGCGCTCTGCTTGTTTGAAGTGAGTCGAACTTGGTATTCAAAATCTTGAATAACTCGTCTTTATCCTTACCAGCATTTGCAGTGAGAGTCGCTTGTACTTCTTGCTTGATAACTCCGATAGAATCTCGGATTTGAGCGCTTGACTCTTCGACCAAGGCGATAACCTCTGCAGTCGGAGGCACGGCACCCTCGATTGCAAGAGTCGCATAGAGTTCGGTAGCTACTTGATTTGCGGCCTCTGCTATGATTGCATCATACTTTGCAAGTTCGCTCTCGGGAATATCTACAGTTGCAAGAGTTAACACGCCGTCATCTGCAAGCTGAAAAACTTGCTCTTTGATTTGAGCTATGATCATCTCAACTACATTCTCGAGGCTAGCAGCATTCAATTCAGTTATGCCATCAAAGTTTCTCCAAAACAAGTCCTTTGCATCGGCTGTAACGATAGGTAGCTTGGCATTTGCACGTGTTAGTAGCTTCCGAGCCGCTACGGGCACGGGAGCGGGATTTACGGCGCTTTGAAGCGGGACAAAACCATTAGCAATAAGCGGCGTATTGCCTTCAGGTATCGGATCATATCCGCGCTCGCCTCTTGCATCATTGATCGTCTTAATTCCCCACTTAAGCTCGAACTCTTCTTGTCTCATATCAGCGTCGGGGTCTGCATATTCATACGGATTAGCTTCGATTAATACATCCTCTTCCCATCTACGGAAATGGCGTGTAAATTCTTCAGCAATGTAGAGCGCTTCGGGATCGATTGTGTTTTGTCTAAAGATTGCAAACTGAACCTCTGCAGTCGCTCGGTTTTGGAATGATCCGTCAAGCATTCCAGGAGGCACGCCAAAGACTTGAGAGATTTGAGCTCGTGTATCACGGCTAACCGCGTCATAGCTCACTGCAAGCTCGCCTTTCGGCGGTAATTCCAATTGCATACCACCACCAAGCAAAGCTCGGAGCTTGTAGTCTGGTAGTTCTTCATTCCATGCGCTTTTCAGCTTTTGCCATTCGTCTTGTTCAAACCTTTCAGGAAACTTCGCAATAAGCGGCGGGACTGTATTATTAGCGAACAATCGAGCTAAGTACGCTGATACCTCGCGGTCTATATTCGCATATTCCAAAGCGGCGGAAACAAGACCAACGCCGAAGATATTCATACCGATTATCTCTTCAGGACGCGCGGCGGGATGCAACTTAGCAAGGTGAATAATCTCCTTTTCAGGTATGGCTATATTGCCCTCTTGAGCTGACTGATAGACATACCCATCAATAAAGTTATTCTCGCCTTTAATGACTCGCATTCTTGTTGGATTAAGTACCCACATTTGCAACGGTACTCGGTATCCATTTGTCGGAGTCCATATAAACGCATTGCCATTTATACTAAGCCAGTTTTCAATATATCCAAAGACTTGAGAGCGTGTGAAGTACGGATTAGGATTTGAGAGTAGTTCGTTAGTCCAGTGACCGCGTCCGAGTTCTTCTTTTTCCCAATTTTGCTCTTTGTATGCATCGAACTTGATACCACTCAAAGCATTCGCTCTATGCTGCAAGCAAGCGAAGACCGTCCCTCGAAGAGAGGCGCTTAACTCATTACCGACTTGAGTCGCACCGATATTGCGAGAGCCACCCGACCGAATATACGGTCTGTCGTTTCTTCGCGGTGCAACTGCGCTCGCGATTCTATCTCTAAGTTGGTCAAGTAGACTCATACATATATCTGTGGAGTTTTGCGAATAGCGTTGAAGGCATAGCCCAACGCGTCAATAAAGTCATCATGCTTGTCTTGCGGAGTGCCCGTAAAAGATAGCAGCTCCTCGGTAAATTCCGGATTGATATGAGGGACATGATAGACAAGCCCTTGCTCA